CATATCTGTTTCCGCTTCGCTGTAGCTCTTTCTCGCGCCAGGTGATGAGTTCTGTCAGGCTCAGGGGGTAGAGTTCTGACGGCGGCCAGTGAAAGATCACCGCGATATCCGCCATCAGATCGTCAACCGACAGAGAGGCCGGAAAAGTTACTGTGCCGAAGCCGGTGACAAAAAACCGACCACCTTGCCCGCCAGCGCAACCATATCGACCAGGTCGAGGGCGCCCACTTCCTGCTCCGTCAGCGACGGGGAGGTGATGCGCGGCAGCACTTTGATCAGTGCGTCGACATCGGCGTTCGCCACCGACGCCAGGCTCAATCCGCGCAGCGTACCGGCGTTGGGTTTCATCAGCGTCACGCTGTTAATCAGCTGCTCACCGCGCTTAATCGGCGTTTCCAGGGTAATCACGTTGTCAGTTTCGTTGCTCATGGCATCCTCACTCTCTTCTTCGCGGGAAAAGGTACCCGGCCAGCAGGCTGACCGGGCGGTTGTTACAGGCCGATGTTACGGCGGTGCTGCTCAAGGCGATCGACGCCGTTCACTTTCTCCACCATGTTTACGGTGTCGATTTCCACCAGCTCCTTGCCATCCATCGTCAGCTTGAAGTAGCTGCAGACCACGGAGATTTTGGACTCGGTATCTTCGCCCGGCTTGTTCTCACCGGTGTCGATCTCTTTCTGACGACCACGCATGACCACTTCAACGGCAACCGTCTCGCCGGTGTCGTCGCGCTGGTAGGAGCCGGCAAAGCGAATCGGAACCGCATCCGCGGTGGTGGCACCATAGAGTTCCCAGATGGCAGCATCCGGGAAGCCGCCCAGCGACCACTCCATCGACAGGGCTTCGTCATCGAGACCCATATCAATCGGCGCCACGCCGTTCATGCCTGCGCCACGGTAGTTCTCCAGCTTGCGGGTCAGCTTCGGCAGCGTGATGGATTTGGCGATCCCCTGATAGCTAAAGCCATTGAGGAACACGTTCATATATTTAAGTTTTCGCGGCATTGCCATCTATCTGTTCCTTACTTGCTGTTAACTGAGGAGACCAGGTTCGCCAGATACTTATCCGTGATGCGCTGGCGCAGGGTCAGGTTTTCCAGAGGCGGCACCGGCGTATAGTCGTAATCGATATAGAGCTTGCCCGCCTTCAGCGATGCGGCGTCGTTAGCCTCTTCATCGAACCAGCAGGTGGCATCGATGATGTAGCCATTGCTTTTCAGCTCGCGGAATTTGGCATTGATGCCGTCGATGATGTCGCGAATCAGCGATGCGGTGATCGGTTTGTCCACCGCCCACATATGCGCATCAGCCATGGTGTCGGCAATCACTTGCGCGGTACGGGTGTAGTTTTCAAACAGGAACAGCGGATCGTCGGAGCAGGTGCGGTTGCCCCAGAAACGGAAGCCATCTTTGCGAATCAGCGTGGTAACGCCCGCTTCGTTCAGCAGATCGGCATCGGTGCCCGACTCCTGCAGATCCCAGAACACCGGGGTGCTGATGCCGGTAACGCCATTGACGCCGACATTGGAGAGGGTTTTATGCCAGCCGGCGGACTGGTCGATCGCCGCACGCATGCCCAGCGCGCGAGCCGTTGAGTAAGCCACGGCGGAGCTGTTGCTGGCGGTATCCCAGGCGAGGAAATCCGGCCAAATGATCATCAGTTCGCGCTGGCTGAAGTTTTCGCGATACTTGATCGCTTCAGAAATGGTTTTACAGCCCCAGGCGCTGACATAACCAAAGGCGCGCAGCTTCTGGCAGATCGGTGCCAGCGCGGTAGCGACTTCGAGGCTATCGAGACCTGGTACGCCAAGAATGCGCGGTTTCACGCCGGTCACCGCTTCGGCGGTCAGCAGCGCTTTCAGGCCGGTATATTTACCGTTTTCGTCGGTGGTGCCGATGATATTGGAGAGGGTCTGCGCCTTGGCATCCTCACCGCTGCCTTCAGCAACGCGAACAACAACAATCACCGGTTTCGCCTGGTCAGCAATCGCCTGCAGCGACGCCGCCAGCGTGCCTTGCTTGCCCGCTTTAGCGATCGCGCTCTGCACGTTGGTGATCAGAACCGGCTCATTAAGGGGGAACATCCCTGCGTCTGCATCGCTGGCGGTACAAACCATGCCGACAATGGCCGTTGAGACTGTGGAAATGACGCGCGTGCCATCGTTGATTTCGACGACCTGAACGCCATGATGATAATCACTCATCCGTTTAACTCCGTGGTGTTGGGGTGAGTGCTATTTTCGAGTCTGGCGTCGCGGCGCGCTATTTGTCCGGGTTGGGTGCTGCGCAGGACAACAAAGGTCAATAAAAAAAGCGGGCTTACGCCCGCCTGGTTTATGCTGGCTTTTCCGGCCAGATAATGTCTGATGTCTCAGTGTCTATCCTGTTGAGAAACACTCGGTATTTTTTCCATGCGGCAAGCTGCGACTGCTCTTCATCCGAGGCAATTTCAAGCTCAACGGCATCTTGAAGTGGTGCAATAGCTTTACTAGCCTGGGTCATCAGTATGCTTTTCAGTTCTGTCATTTCCAGCTTCCTGGCCGCGCGTTCCGCTTCAGCGTCATCAACCCATTTCTTGCCGTCCCACTTCTGATAATTACCGGTGGGGGAAAGAAGGGTGACGTTGTCAGGTAATGGGCCCAGTGCAGAAATATAAATTTTCTTACCGGTATTAATATCAAATACCGTCAGGCCGCGGTGATCCTCCTTCACATCCCAACTTGTAGTGATGGGATTAAAAACAGCGATCTTGCTGTTTACCGTATTCGGTGGTTCGATGTCAGTGCAGTGCGCAGGCAGGCCCGTATTAGGCGGTATGTAGACACTAGCTTTTCCGATAAGTTCACCAGTTTCCGTACTCAGGTTATATACCGTGATCGTTCTGGGTTTGTCGGTCATTCTGAACATTATGCAAGCCTCACGATGTAGTTAAATGCGATGTTTTTAACGGTGTTTTCATGGTTGCCCACCCCGGCGACCGTTGCTGTATGACTGTGTGCACCAATCGCGACGGTGTGCGTGTGTGCGCCAAGGGCGACGGTATGACTATGGGCTCCGATAGGCACGCTGTGCGCATGGTTGCCTGCGGAGGAGGTATTGGCCGACGTTACTGCGGTTCCGCTACCCGGCGTGTAATGGCCTGCGGCAACAGACGTTGCCCCATAAAGCGTCACATCCGGCGGCGTCCTTACCCCCGATACATGCGTATGTTCGCCTGCAGCATTGGTTGATTTCGTACCGTAATCGAAGGTGCTTGTTTGACGGGTACCGTAGTCAAATGCGCCGGTTGTCCTGGCCCCCAAATCAGTAGCAGAAACGCTGACGGGATGGTCATGGAACAGGATGCCGTCGAGTTCCTGAGATAACACCCCACGACCTGCTGCTGGTTTGCCTTTCACCGTCCAGCCACGCATATCCGGGATCACACCTGACGGATAGGCCGCTGCCAGAAACGGATAAGCGCTGGTATTAAATGCCTGCCCCGCCATCAAGACATAACCTGGGGGGATGTTATCGGACGGCCACGGAATCGGGGTGCCTACTGGGCAGTTGTTGTAACCGTCGTGGTGAATCATCTTCCACGGGTTAAATTTCCCGTCGCAGACAGCAGCAAAGCCGATTAAATTACCGTAAAAATCAATGCCGATAGTGGCGTTAAAACCGACGCTATTGTTATGTGCAGAGTTAATGTAATGCTTCCAGGGGTGACCGCCGGGCATCCCGTTTAACGCGGATGGGCCATTAAAAAAACCTGAACGCTGACGCAGTTCAACAGCAATATCACCGACTAACTCAGCATAGGTGTTAAGACCCGCACCTTTCGGTACACGCCCCTCAGCATTTTCATTAGCTTTTGTTGCGACATCGAATGCTGTTTTGACAGCCTTCGGTGTGGCGGCGAACTCCTCAGAGTTGCTGTCGGTACCGCTGTAGAGCCGGACAATGCCTTTTTGCGCCGTGGTGGCGTCCTGCGCGACGTATTTTGTATTGGCAAAATCAGCGACCGCTTTAAGCGCTTTTGATGTGGCTGCATACGCTTCTGACTCACTGTCGGTTGCATTGCTGAGCTGCACAATCCCTTTCTGCGTCGTGGTGGCGTCCTGCGCGGTATATTTTGCGCTGGCAAGGTCATATGCCGTTTTCACCGCTTTCGGTGTGGCGGCGAGCGTCTCCGACAGGCTGTCGGTTGCGCTGCTGAGCTGAGTAAAGCCTTTTGCGGTAAGCGTGGCATCAGGGTGACGGCGCGACTGCTCATGCTCAAGGAGTTTGCTATCAACATAGTCCTGTGAGGCGAGCACGGTTGTTGCGTCAATACTCAGCTCAACAGATGCCAGATCCGACAAAATGATAACCATGCGCAGGGTTTGAGCGCGCCCTGACCCCTCTTCAAGCTTTGGCTTGTAACTCTCGGCCATATTGCTGACAGCAACCAGCGTGCCGGTGTCGTCATAAAGCCCCATTTCGCGCAGCCAGAATCCGCCCGTTTCCGGAGGGATAACCAACTCGGCTACGATGTAATTTTTATATTTATTATCCTGGCTAATTTTATTCAGCTTATTGCGCCAGACCTCATTAATCAGCTTCGTCTGGCTGGCTGCAGGTTCAGGAAGATTACCGCCGCCATCTCCGACCGCCATCGCAGTAATATTCACTTTTTTACCGCCTGGTGTAAGCGCAGCAGCAAATTTTGCCGCGCCTGCGGTGGTAACTACCGTTCTGTATTTCGTTGTCATGCTGTTCTCGCTT